GACTACACGGTGATAATGGTCGTTGGGACCGATGGGAACCGTAATTACTGGCTCCTGGACATGGTGAGGGACAAACTGGACCTCGGGGAACGGTGGGATAAGCTGTCAGGACTCGTAAAATCATGGGGATGCACCGATGTAGGGTACGAACAGTACGGCGCTCAGGCCGATGTTGAGTTTATGCGTAGGCAGATGGACGAAAAGGGCATTTATTTCAACATTATCGAACTCGGAGGGAAGACCGCGAAGGACGATAGGATAAAAAAGCTGGTCCCCGACTTCCAAAGAGGCCGCTGGAGGCTTCCGGACAGCATTGTATACAAGCCCGTAGACGGGGAGAACCGGGATATAATGATTGATTTCATAAACGAGTACGAAAATTGGGTCCCCGGGAAGAATGTAGAGCATGATGATATGCTGGACTGCATGGCCCGTATATATGAATCAAAGATGAATGTCATATTTCCGAACGAAATACCCCACGAAGAAGACAGAAGACCTACCCGCGATCCCCTGGGACTGCTCGATTCCCGAAAAACCGGCTCCTGGATGTCTGTTGGCTGACAATCTATTTTAGTATTTTAGTACAACAATATCTTGTAAAGTGCTTGACAATATTTAAGTACTTTAGTAGATTAGCGGGTAATGAACGATGAACTCAAAAATGAGATACTGACTTCCTATGAGGAAGCAAAATCCGTCTGGTCAGCTTGGGTTGCCGAGGCCAAAGAGGATTGGAAGTTCAAGATGTCGGACCAATGGTCGGAAATTGATAAAACGACCATGCGGAACAAACAGCTTCCCATGCTGTCTATCAACCACATCTTCAAAAACATCAATCTATTATCGGGGTATCAGAGGCAGAACCGGGGAGAGATAAAGGTCTATCCCATAGAGGGCGGCGACGAGATGAAAGCCGAAGTCCTCAATATGGTCATAAAGTGGATACTGACCGACCGGAACGTAAACTTTACCGTATCTGACGCATTTAAGGACTCTCTCATTTGCGGCCTGTCATGGCTGCACCCTTACCGAACATTCGACGACGATCCTATCAACGGCGACATTATAGTTAAAAAAATCTCCCCATTCGACATTCTTCCCGACCCGCACTTCACCGAACGCAATCTCTCGGACTGTGATTACATCATAAGACACCGGAAGGTATCGAAGAATAAACTCAAGCGCCTATACCCGAGTTATGCAGAAGACATACAGGCCATGCAGGGGTCAAGCGCAGAGAATGATTTTACAGAGAATACCCAGGTCCCATCAGACAAGGGCAACCATATCCTCGTTATTGAGTATTGGTACAGGGTTTACGAAAAGCAAACCATGATTTTCAACACCCAGGACCCCGAGGATTCAGAGGTATGGGATGGAAGCAGGGGGGAATTGAAGGAGTTTTTAGCTGCAAACCCCGACATTACAAAGATTGAGAACACAATACCGAGAATGAAACTCGCCACCTTGATAGGCGATAAGATACTGATTGATGGCTACACCCCCTACGGCGGGGGAGATTACCCGTTCATCCCCATTTTCTCGTTCTACGAATCTTCATACTCTGATTGGAAAATAAAACTTCATGGAATGGTCCGGCCACTCAAGGACCTCCAGAGGGAGAAGAATAAGCGCCGGTCAAACATCATGGCCGCGATAAACACAATGCCGCACTCTGGCTGGATCATGGATCAGAACGCCGTTGACGACAAGGCGGTTCTCGCACAGTCAGCCGGAGCCGGGAAGATAATCGTTAAAAACCCCGGCAAGACCCTTGAAGCGATCCGTCCTCCCGATGTCCCCATGTCTCTCATTCAGATGGAGACAATGTTTGATAACGACATACAGGTCGTTGGCAATAATCCCGATATGCTCGGACAGATGTCTGACAAGGGCGCTCCTGGCGTAGTGTTACAACTGCGCCAGCGCCAGGGATTAACGTCAGTACAGGAACTATTCGATTCATTGTCAGAGGCACAAAGGACCCTCGGGCGCAGACTCATTGACATGATCGTCCGTAACTTCTCCACGCAGAAGATAAAGCGAATTATCGGGGACGACTTCATATTCACGAAGCAGATCAAGGAACTACAAGCCAACCTCAAGGCATTACAGAAACAGGTCCCCATCGTACCCGACATACCGATGGAAGTCACGCCGGAAGACGAGAGTATCTATCAGGTGGCCTCCGATGGCGCACGACAGGTCATGGAAGAACAGAAGATGCAAGAGCGCGACACTATGCAGGAACACGCGGTACAGAAGCAGATATACGCGGTCAGACAACAAGCGGCGCTCATTGAAAATGAAATAGGAAACCTTCAAAAAGAGGAAGAACAGTTCTGGATTGATTTTGAAAAGGTAAAAGAAACCGCGAGATTCGACGTCACCATAGACGAAACCATAGAATCAAAGACCTACCGGGCGTCTACGCTGATGATGCTCACGCAGATGAAGCAGTACGGTATGCCAGTAACAAACGAAATGATGCTGGATTACATGGAACTCCCGAAGTCATCGAAGGAACGCTACCTCAGGGACATGGCCGTCATGCAGCAGCAGATGATGGCGCAGGAACAGGCACAACAACAACCTCCACAACAGCAGATGCAGGGAGGGATGCAATGAAAAAGAAATTCAGCGATCTTCCCGCCGACTGGAAAGACATTATTCTGAACCTCATGATCGAGGGAAGCCACGTTACAAACGTCCTCAAGAACCTTGGTATATCCCGGGGATTACATAATCGCTACTACGAAGAAAACGAAGACTACCGGGACACCATCGATAAGGGCAAGTTGCTCTCCGAGGCATGGTGGACCGAGCAGGGCCGTTCAAACATAGCAAACAAGAACTTCAATAACACCATTTTCATCTTTATGATGAAGGCCGTCTTCCGTTGGAAAGACACATATCCTTCGACTAAAGAGGGCGACACTCTGGCCGGTGACGACGAGAAGGCCGCGCTGAGGGACAAGTATAGGAGCAAGGAAACAGAACAGAGCGAATCCTTACAATAACATAAAAGGAAGTAGTATGGCACAAGAAACAATTCCGGGCGCAACACCGACGCCGCCGGTCGGACAAGAAAATGCAGGGCAAGTAGCACAGTCAACCGAAACTTCGCAAGAAGTAAAACAGGTTCCTTTAGCTGCATTGGAAGCAGAAAGAAACGAGAGACAAAGGGCACAACGGGAAGCGGACGTATTGCGGAGAAAGACAGAACTGCTGGAACAGGCGGCGGCACAGAACGCGCAGCCGAAATATGATCCAGAGGATATTCCGTCATTCAAAGACGTGGTGAACATTGTTGACGATGCAAAGAATCAAATGCTGGAAAAAACCAGACAGGCTCAGATCGAAATGCAAGTCAACCAGGTTCGGCAAAAGTTTTCAGACTACGATGATGTCTGCAAACTGGCGTCAGAGATGGCAGAGAATAACCCCGGCATGGCATCAGTAATTATGAACTCTGCCAATCCGCCAATGACCGCTTACGATTATGGCCGTCTTCATCCCTCGTATAAGGACAAAGAAAAACAGAAGGTGACACAGGAACTTGCTGATAAAATCAACAACAACCTCAACAGTCAAAAAACCCTTTCTGACGCTGGCGGCGGCGGGAATCCCTCGGTTGAGAAGGATTATCGCGCTCTGGCCGGAACGCCAGAATTTAAGGCATACATTGAAAAGGTTAAGTTGAAACGGCGATAACGGTGTCCCTTAATAACTTTTAAGGAGACATAATCATGACAGTAGGAACTACTACTCTCACTCAAATAACTCCCGCGATAACCACGTTCTACGATGGCGTGTTACTCGATAGGGCGCTGCCGTTACTCATACACGGCAAATACGGGCAGAAGCGGCCTGTGGATCAAAAGTCTGGCTATACCGCGAAATTCAGGCGGTACGGTTCTCTCCCCGGGTCAACGACTCCGTTGCTGGAAGGAACAGCACCTTCCCCGCTGCAGGTGTCTGTGACCGACTATACGGAAACCCTGGCTCAGTACGGGGCGTACGTGGAGTACACCGAC